GCATCGTGCCTTGCAGGAGCAGCTGATCCGTGGTCGCGTAGACCTGATCGAACAGCCGCACCGAGAAGTCACGCCGGCGAGCGTAGATCGACGAGAGGCCGAGGTTTCCGAAGAGCACCTTGACCTTGCTCGTGTCAGCACCGAGGGTGGTGTTAAGCACATGAACCATACGAACTGGATACCCCAGGAAGGTTTCCCCAGCGGCGCCACCGATGTTCTCGACCGTGTTGCCGCCAGCGGCATACTTCAGCCGGCTGATTGAGGCCGCGTAGCCTGCCGGGCTCACATACCATGCGGCACCCTGGCGGGCATAAATCGGCAGCTTGCCCATCGCACCGAGGAAGTCCTCGATGTCGAGCGTCTCGAAGGCAGTGTTGCCGCTCGCGGCCGTATGAACGCTGGCAGTGTGAGTGCCGTCATTGATCTTGTTGGCGATGCCGTTGATGCCACCGTAAGTGGCCTGGTTTCCGTCGCCGATCCAGCCGCAGATATCGATTTTGAAAGCCAGGCTAGTCCCGAATTCGAGGCCAACTTGGTCAGCCAAACTCACTACGCCAGCGGTGTCTTCCACGACCTCGGACGACATCCTGCAACCGACCGCAAGCTTCTTCGCGACAAGAGACACGTTGCCGTAGGTCGGCTCGGACTCAGTGACCGCCGAACCCTCGCCCACGAAGTAGGCCGTGGTGCCCGTGAGCCGCTTGGGGACGATCATCGTGTCCCGGCTCATGTTGACGTTCTCGGCAGCGCCGGGGAACGTCCCGAAGGTTTCTACCAATCTGATCACACGGGCTGCGAATTCCTCTGGGACGAGACTTCCGCCGGCCGAGTTGCTCCCCTCGTTCAGGGCACGAGCCTCGATGCCGTGGTCGCGGCACCACCGGATGTCGGTGTCCCGCTTGAACACGGTTGCAGCGATCCATCGGCCGCAGCGATAGGCACTCTCGACGGCCTCTGGGCTGTCGTTGAAGCAGCGAAGGGTCGTGTGATGTGGGTTGATCGGGCGGATATCGACCTTCCGCTCCTCGACAACGGCCGCAGCGACCGCCTCAGGGGCAGGGGCTGCCTTCTCGACCACCGCACGAAGCTCGGCTTCCTTGGCGGCTAGCGACCCCTCGAACTCAAGATCGCTCTTGACGCGATCGGCCTCGTCGGAAAGCCGACGCAGTTCGGTGACCTGATCCTCCGAACGCTCGGCCACGTCGGCCAGTTCGGTCATCCGGGCGGCGATTGCCGCGGCACGATCCTGAAGTCGCTTGAGGTTGCTCGCCATTTTCAGCCCTGCTCCTTGTTGAGCCGGCCAAAAACGCAAATGCGGCGGCCGGCGGTTTGACCCGCTAGCGCGCCGCGCTCAAGACGCTCGCACTGACCCTTACCGCATCCGCAGCAAGGCTTGTATCTACTTGTAGACTAACGTACCACTCACTTAGCGTGCAAGTGAGTGGAGAGCAGAACGGACTTCAGCGCCGCGATCTTGCCCATGAAGTCGGTTGTGTCGGCGCTGACATTGACGACGATCTTCGGGCCGTCATCGACGTCCCGCTCCTCGTCGTACTCCGGCAGGTCACGCTCGCCGTCCATCTCCTTGACCTTGCGTGCCGACCAGTTTTTCGCGGCGTTTCCGCCCCAGAGTTGCCAGGCCACAAAACCCGGCTTCTCATCGCCCGGCGTGTTCCAGCCTGGCGACTTGCTCGCCGACTCGTGCCTGGCGAACCAGGCATTCATCTCGCGAAGCCAGTCCTCGCTCATGTTCTCACGTCGAGCGAGCCTGTTGGCCCTGGCTACCGTCTCTGGCTTGAGGCCGTCTCCACTCTTGCCCTCCTCGTGGAGCTTGAGCCCCCGGCGGGCCGCCGAGGCCATGCCTGCCGTCGGCCTCATGCTGACCGCACGCTCGTCGTCGTCCTCGCTCGGTTCTGGCAGAGGATCGATCTTGGTCAGGGTCGTGGCCCGGTGGCCGACCAGCCGATCCGTCGGCTCCCATCCGTCGTCTTCCTCGTCGTAGACGCGGATGAGAACAGCCGGGTCGTCGGGCGTGCCGTTGATCGTAAACGACGAGTCCGGCACCTCGATCTGGCCGTCAGTCACGATGCGGGTGACCTTGCCCTGCGACTTGCCGTTCGAGAACTCCCACGACACAAAGTCTCCGACGCTGAGAGAATCCGCCGCAGCGCGGATCTCAGGATCTTCGACCACATGGCTATCCGCTCGCTGCTCATTCGCAGTCTCCATGGCTCGCTTGCTGACGTAGGTTTCGGTCGCGAGATACGCCGGGCTATCGACCGGGCCGGCGTCCCCGAGGAACGAGAATCGCTTGATCCGGCGGATCATGCGGCCCTCGGAATCCTTCATCCACGTCTCGTCTGCTGGTTTCGAGCGGAACGCGAATGAACTTCCGCGAACATCGCCTCTCTGGATCAATTCGACGACGTCAGCCGCAGAATTGGGCGGGTCGATTTCATACCGCAGGCCACGCTCGTCGATCATCAGACGCATCGTTCCGCTCGAAGTGCGGCCGATCACACGCTCGTGGTTGTACTTGCCGAAGACGTCGGGGCTCGCCTGCATTACCTCGTCGAACGCACCTCGCTCAACGATCTCATAGAAGCCACCCAAGTCTTGGCTGGGTGACTCAAATACGGCGGCATACCCGCGAATGACAGTGCGGCCGTTCTCGTCCTCCTTGACGTGGAGGCCGGGAATCTCCGCGATCAGCCGTCGCTCAAGTTCGCCCTGTCCGTCCATGTTTTTGTCGCCTCCTCATACGGCTTGCCGGAGCGGTGGCACTCCAGTAAACGCTCTCGCGTCTCATCCATCCACCATAACACGAAGTTGTCGATGTCGCGGTCTGTAGCCTTGGCGGCGTCCATCAGTTCATTTCGCATCCGAGTCTGATGGGCGTCGAGCCATGCGGCCATCTTGGCTGGTTTGTCCCGCCGCTCAAGAATGCCGTCAGCCTCGATCGCAGCGAGTCGCCGAAGGATCGAGCGGAAGAGCGTCTCGCTCACGGCCGCGTCGGCCGGGGCAGGGCCATCGTTGCCGTCAATCGCGTCCTGCTCCTCCTGGTTTTGCCCAGGCGGCGGCTCGGCTTGCTGGCCGTTTGGTGTCTCCACGGTGAACGCATCCAGAAGCTGCATATTTACCTGCACGAACCGCTTGTTTCCCAGGCCGTCAGGCAGGGGATTCAGGCCGATCTGCCCGCGAACCTCGTCCACGCTCATCGCGCCCATATTGAACGCCTCTCGCATGAACTGGGCGCGGGCTGCGAAGTCGCCGGCCAGGAGGGCCGTCGTGTCGAACTCGACGAAGTAGTTCTTGTCGTCGGTGATCAAGTCGCGACGGCAGGCGAACGACCAGCGGCGGGTGTGCGGGTAGATTGCGAAGGTGACGAAGTCGATCGCTGCCTGCTCAACCGTGCTGTGCCGCACGTTCGTCAGTTCGCCGAGCATATGCAAAGGCACGCGGAAGACCCTGGCGCACTCCTCGACGGCAAAGCGGCGTGTCTCGACAAGTGCTGAATGCTGATTGTTGACTGGGTCTGATTTCTTGTGGAAGCCGTGCGGCATCACGACGGTCTTGAACGCCTTGTCTGGGCCGCGATGAGCCTCGTCCCACTGCTGTTTGAACCGCTGGATCGCATCGGGCTTAAAAGGCTGATCCGTCTCGATGTAAGTGCCTGCCTGAGCGCCGTTACCAAAAAACGACGAGGAATAGAGTTCCGTCGCCCTGGCGAGCGAGATTGCGTCTCTTGCCAGCGTCGTTGGGACGTATCCAGTGACGCCATCGGACGAGAGAAAACGAAGGTGAAAAATCTGATCCTGCCGGTAGTTCGTCGGCGTCGGCCTGCCATCCTCCCGGTACTGGTACTGAAGCCGGCCGTTCTCCAGCCGGACGATCTCCATGCGGCTGGCGTGAAGCGGGATGAGTTGATCAACGGCGCCACGGCGGCCGGGCTTGATGAGGCAATAGGAATTACCCCACAACAGAATCTGGCTCTGGCACCACTCTCGCCACTCGAAGCTCGTCATCCAGTCGTTCGGCTGGTAGGCGAGCACCTCTTGAAGCGGGTGATCCTCGGCGATCTCCTTGCCGCCGCCGGGGATGCGGCGGTAGACGTTGAACGGCATCGCGGCGATGCTCTCTGAGAGCACGCGGACGCAGGCCAGAACTGCCGTTGAGTAGAGCGCGGTTTCCGGCGAGATGTAGACGCCGCCGGCGCCCTTGCGGCTCTCGACGATCTCCTCGAAGACTCGCGAGAGGCTAGCCCGCATTTCGTACAGGTCGCCTGCCTCTGCGTATTCTTCTGTCACTTAAAACACCACGAGTTGGGGGTCTTCGTCGATTCCCTTGACCTCGCCGGAGGCCAAGCCAAGAGCCATGATCAGCGCCACGGCGCCGTCGATTCGAGATGTACTGTTGCTGTTGCTCTTCGTCGGCTTGATGTTCCCGGCGTCGTCCTGCCTCACCTGAAGGTTACTCATGTGCAGCATCAGGGGCGGGTTTCCTCCGTGCCGCAGTTTCTGCGTCAGAACGGTCGATTCGAGCAACTTTGTCGGGCTTGACATCGAGGCATAGCCCTGCCCGTAGGGCTTCACATCGACCGATTCATTCACAAGCTGCGTGATGAGGTGTGCTGCATTCCATCGATCGATCGCCACTCCTCGGACTGCGTGTTCCTCGCAGAACCGGAGGACGTAGTCTCTAACAACGTCGTAGTCAGTCACATCTCCCTCACTTAGTGTAGCAAAACCATCCTTCGCCCATTGGCGATAGGGGGCTTCAGACCGCCCCGCATTCGCTTCGGGGATGAACAAATGGCAGAAGGCATCGAACGTGCCGTCGGGCATCCCGCTGTCGTCCAGGCCAGGCCAGACTGCCGCGAACGCGGTCGTGTCCTGGGTGCTCGATAAGTCGAGCCCGCAGTAGCACGGCCTGCCGGCCGGCGGCCGAAGTGGCTGAGAACACGACTCAAACTGCCCGGTGCGGAAGAATTTGTTCGCCCCGTTCGAGCACCACTGATTGAGGTAGAGCGTCCTGAATTTCAGTTCCTGGGCCACCGACTCCTTGGCGAGCACTGCCTCTCGCTCCATGAACTCCTTCCGCACGGTGACGCCGTAGTTCGGCGATGCGACCTTCCAGGTGCTCTCGTCAAATATGTCGGCATCGTCAGGGGCAGCGAACACGCACGGTAGGAACGTCGGGTCGTCGATCAGGCCGTCACGAACCTTGATCGCCCGCTGCCACTCGTCGTAGCACGGCCCGACACGATCCATGCCGGCCGTTGTCACATAGATGACGAGCGGCTCGGCACGAGCACCCATTCCAGATTCAAGCACATCGACCAGATCGCGGTTGGGCTGGACGTGATACTCGTCAACAATGACGAGCGACGGGTTGAACCCGTGTTTTCCCTTGTGCTCGGAGGACAGGAACTGAATCGTGCTCTTCAGGTGCGGCATTACTATGCTGTTCTTGTATATCTTGCATCGCTTTAGTAATCCTGGGCAGGACTCGATGTAACGAGAGCAGGCAGTGAAAAGTAGGCTGGCCTGCTTGCGATCGCCGGCGGCGATCAGGATCTGACCGCCGGCCTCGCCGAAGAACCCCTCATATGCCCCGATCACGGCGCACATGGCCGTTTTGCCTGATTTTCGCGGCAAAGCGAGCAGACTTCGCTGATACTGCCGGCGGCCGTCCGCTCGCCTGGTGTTGTACAGCTTGTCGAGATACTCGTCCTGCCACGGCTGGGGCACGAACTGCTGTCCGGTGAACGGGCTCTCTGTGTGTTTCAGGAGCCGGGCAAATTCTCTGATATCAACCCGTTGCGACATCGTCGAACATTGCGTCCACTGGGTCTGTTGTTACCTTGACCGCGCCGTACCCAAGTCGGGTGCGGTCAGCGGGGGTCAGCCCGAGGACGGTTTCTAACTGCCGCAGCTGCTCGTGGCAGTGATTGCTCTGTGCCTGCCACTTGGTCGGCCGGCAGAATCGCAGGGAGCCGTCTGGGCCAAGAATCTCTCGCCAGCACTCCCCTGATTTGGCTAGGTTTTGCTCGGCCTCCTGCCACTTATCCCACACAATCGCATAGCGGGCGATCACTTGCTGGTCGGATTCTGCCAGCGTGCCCATTTTCTGCGTGTAGTCGCAGACCAGGGTGAACATCTCTTTCGCCGCGGGCCGCATCCAGTCTGGCGGCGACGGCAGTTCGGTCATCTTGGTGCCAAGCTCCTCGCGATACTTCGCCTCGGCAGAGCCGCGAAGTTGCAATATGTGCTTCGGAGTTGGTGCTGGGCCGCGTGCCATGCTACCTAGTGTAGACGTGTCGCCTGCGTGGCTGCAAAGGAGTGGAGGGTCTTGTTGCCCTTGAGGACGCCGGCACAACGAGAGTCTACGCCGCTTTTTT